TGCATCACTGTCACCTTCTTCAATTAGTTTTTTGCTTCTTCAACCTTTTCTTCCAGGGTTGTATTAAAACCGTTGAATTCCTGGATGAATGCAGCAAAGTCATTGTATTCACCAGGGTCGTCAATCATTTCTTTCAAAAGTTCTTCGGGGGTCTTTACCCCATAGCTGTCCTGCAATTCAGCATCATAAAGATTTGGATGCACAATGGATGCAACCATTATCTTTGCAAGGTACAATGAAGTGTTCAACTTCGGTCTGAACATTCCTGGTTTACCTTTTACAGGAACTTCAACCATGCAGGATTCACGAATATCTTCGCTTTCTTTTGTAGTCAGTGGTTTGATTTCCCAAAGTAGGGGATTCCCATTTTCATCACAAAGGGATTTGGTTGCAGGGTAAGTTGTATTTTCCCTGATTTTCTTATTCTGTTTCAAAAACAGTTTCAAATTTGACATAATATCCACCTTTCTTTCAATGTAAATAATGAAAAAACACCCCTTGGGTGTTCGCACAAGACCGAACTATCCCAAGGGGCATTATACTTGTGTTTTATACCATACCATCAAGAAGTTTGAATGTTTCAGGCATTTTGAAATCCTCAAAGGTGAAGTCAATATCTTCATCCAGGTATTCACCATCAGCATCAAACTTCGCAAGGATGCCCCCATCAGTATTGCAATCAAGGAATACAATTGTCTGCCTTCCTGCTGCACTTGTAGGGTCATCATTGGTGACCTGAATTTCAAAGTAAATATCTTCACCAGTGTCCTTGTACTTCTGCAAAAGGGTTCTCAAAACTGACTGGTTGTAATGTGCAGTTGCAGAACCGCTGCCTTTCCAACCAGTTGCCTTATTCCCAACACCAGTTTTACCCAGTATGGGAACTTCGGTCTTATTTTTTTCAAACTTTGCTTCAAAGTTAATCATCTGCATGAAGTTGTATCTGTTGCCTTCAATGGTGATAAAGCATTCAGCAAGCTTTGCAGAAATCGCATCCTTGCCTTTCATAACTATGTTGTTAAGCATTGCAAATTACACCCCTTTCCTTACTGCACAATGCAGGTCATATAAAGCTGTGTCATTGTGTTCACAATGGTCACAACATCATTGACCACCACTGATTTCTTTGTATTGCCCTGTGTGACAGATACATCAGAATCACTGAAATTTTCAATTGCTCTAATGGTCTGCAACTGTTCATGATGCTTTACAATGTCTGCCCAAAGGCTGATTCTGCCTGATGCATCATTTGGAACAACACCCAGGTACTTTGTATTGAACAAGGTTGCAATGTCATTTGCAATTTGGTCAATAACCCTGATGGTCTGATTGTCTTTGAAAACATCACCTTTGTCAGCAGTTGTGGTAACAAGGCAGTTGATATCTTCAAGCACTCTGACCGAATCGCCCACCGCATGGAATATAAACTTTCCTGCAAGCAAGGCAGCTTCAAGTTCAGTCTGTGTATAGTCAACATCAACTGTGTATTCACCATTATACTGCCTATTGGTTAAGGACTTATTGATTGCACATCCTGCCAAAGCACCGCCAACCCAGTAAACCAGTTCAGGTGTACCATTGTTTTCAACAGAAACAACACCTTCATAATCGGGTGTGGTGTACTTATGAACAACACACTGGAACTTGATGCCGATTTCATCACGCATCCGTTTTGTAAAATTGCTGTACAATCCTTTTGTAGTTTCATCAGAAGAATCACAAATCAACACATTAAACGCATAAGCTTCCAAAGCACCAAGTGCAGTTGAATGGTCTGAACCAGTAACTGTTGCATCTTCACCGCCTGTAAGTGCTGTTCCTGCTGTATTGGAAAGTACAACATCATCCTTCCAAACAACAAAGTCATTGTCAGCAAGTGCAGTTGTTTTTCCTGCTGTTAGAACAGTCTGACTGTCAACAAGTTGACTGCCAACATAAGTCTTGACATCAGACTTGGTTGCATCATCAACATTGGTTGAAATGACAATCTTTATGTCATTACCCCTTGTGCCTGCATGCTTTGCAGTTGCATAAGTGTTCTGTGCCTTTGTGCCTGTTCCAAGCCTATACACAAACACTTTGACCGCATTCATGAATATTTCACGCAAAGGTTTCATTTCATCATCAGTATAGGAATATCCAAACAGCTTGAAGCAGTTCTTTTGGAAATCGCCTTTTTCAACTGTGATGACAGCACCTTCCTGACCCCATTTCAGTGCCAAAGGAACTGCAACAATTCCCCTGTCAGACAGTTCTGCACTTGCGGAAGCTGCACTGATTACATTGATATAGCTGCCAGGAAGAATTTTGTTTTGTGTAACAAAAGTACCACCGCCCAGTGCCATATTAGTTCACCTTACCTTTCATGTATTTATCCACCTTGGACACCACTTTATCCAAAGTATATTCCTTGCCATCTTCCAAGATTGTGTTCAACAGGTCTTTCAAACCGCTGAACCTCTTGGATTCAATCAACTGACTTTTTGAAAACTTAACTTCAATAACATCAGTTTCTTTATTTTCTTTTGCCATGGTTATCATCCATCCTTTCATTACTTCAAATCAGATTTTTGAACCACTTCTTCCATCAGGTCTGCATCTTCAACTTGATAGACAAACATGTTGAAGTTTACAAGGAAATTCAGAACATCATCAACCAATTCACCATGCATGTTTGTACCCCTGACCAAACTTTCCCTTACCGTATTATCAGGAAGGGTTTCTTTGATTTTGATTGTTTCAAGTGCAAGGTATAATTTTTCAAGAACCGCATAGCATTCATTTTTGGGTTCTTTGGATGCAGGGAAATACAAGATGGAAAACAAGTTGTTTCTGAAATACCGATTACCTAACACCTGACTGCTGATGGGATTCACACATGTAACACAAAAACAGGGTTCTTTCAAACCCTGGTTCTTCAATTCAGTGTAAATTTCGTACCCATCACCGAATGATTCATTTAATTTTTCACATATACCATCAATAATTTTGTTTATCATTTGAAGCATTCCCCCAGGTACTTAATCAACTTGTTTTCAATTACTCTTGGTGCATCAGCTTCAAGTTCCTGTTCTGAAATAGTCAGCATGAATTTTCCTTCAACCCAGCCTTTGTGATTAGCGGTTCTGTGACCAAATTCAACATAGGATGCATAATGAACAGGGTTTATAATTTCAATAATGTAATCACTGCCAACTTTCCGAATGGGCAGCGAATTTGCATATTCAACTGCATCCTTGCCTTTACCTGTGCCACTTTCAGCTTCTGCTTCGGTTTTAGCTGTCCATCCCCTTCTTAATGTGCCACCTTTCTTAACCACTTGCTTTTTGACCTTGCCTTTGTTCTTTCCGCTTTTGTATCGGATAGCTTCACCTGTTTCATCACGCATGATGGACTTGCCATATTTGCCAACAGGTGTCCTTTTGATGACTTTTGCCAGTAGCCTTGCAGCAAGTTCTTTGGCACATGAAGCAATGAAGGTCTGAATCTGTTCATCACTGAACTGTTGCATCTTATCCCTGAACTGTTCAAGTGCTTTGAAGTCAACCTTTCCGCTGCTCATTATGACCACCCATCAAACAGTTCAAGCATCACTTCTTGGTGTGAAGGGTATATCCCAGGTTCACCGCTGTTCTTATATGCAGTTGTCCTGCCTTCATGTTCAACGATTATTTTTGAACCTGGTTTTATCACAATTTCAGGGGCAATGAATAGCTTCACCACCTGATTCACCATTTCAGCACTTGCGGTTTCTGTGTTGCTCTTGATAGTGGAAAAGGACAATTTACAGGGTTGATTTTCAAGAACGGTAAATTCTCTTTGTCCAGTGGATTTGTTTGCTTTCTTGTAAGACCTGTATTCCACAATGGAACATTTATCTTTATACAGGCTTTCAATAGCTTGCCTTACCATTTCAACCGCCTGTATCGGACAAATTGACTTTTACCGCTTACCATTAAATAAGCAATCAGTGAATCCAGTCTTTGTTCAGGTGTCATGCTTCCATTGCCAAAGGCAAAGGTCACATTGGTGTCACCTTCCTGAATTTGCTTAATTGCTGCATCAATGTTGATATTCAAACCCTGTAACTGTCCAATCCCTTTCTTTGCAAATAAAAATTCGCCAACAATCATCTGTGCAGCCACTTTTTTCAATCCGCAAGGAACACTTGAAACATTGCATTCATTTTTGATGCTGCTTTCTACCTTCTGAATACAGAAGCCAAGAAGCCAGTCATCACCATCCTGCATTGTATAGCCGAATGATTCAAGCAGCTTCCCAACATCACAAACAAAGGATGCACCAAGGCTTGATACATTCTGTGTAGTTTGAATCAAAGCTTCCGGTCTGTCAGATATATCAGCCATTGGTTATCACCCCCTTCATCCTGCAACCTTTTTGTTTGCAGTCTTTCTTTTTGTTACCGTAACAGGTTTATGTTCATTTGTATCAGCAGCTTCTTTGTTATCACCGCCAGTTTCACTGGTTATGTTGAAAGCTGCAATAACTTCTTCCAAGGTCATCTTTTTGTACATTGCAGGAAGGGTTGTGATG